TTAAGATTGTAATTCTAATAATTTTTTAGCGGCCCATTGTTCACACTCACTCGCAGTATCTCGAGTAGCTGTATAATGTTTACCTAAATAACGGACAGTGATGCGCCACGCGTCTCCGCGCTTAACCGGCTTTTGCATAATAACACTCCAAATTTCATGGTACTGCAATGGAAATATAAAGCGTTTTTTAATGCGAATTTTGAATTGACCTATAGACAATAAAAAAACCACCTAATCCTTTCGAATTAAGTGGTTTTTAAATCTTGGAGCGGGAAACGAGACTCGAACTCGCGACCCCAACCTTGGCAAGGTTATAATAAATATTAAATAACAATAGGTTATATTTTAATGGTGCTGAAGTGGTGTCGAATAATTTTTTACAATTAAAGTAGGGATTTTAAGCGATTTGGAGAGTAATTAGTTTAACAATTACAACATAAAAGAAAAAGTGCATCTCAATTAATGAAATACACTTTTAGTAGATGTTAAGTTATCCAGCAAACCAAATACTTTTATGATCACATAAAGTACTTAAGTTTTGAATTCGCTGGCTATCTCGTTCAAACTGACCAAAACCACCAGCTATGTCTAATTCTTCACCTAAGGCAATTTTTTTACCTTTATAAGTTAAAGTCTGATTTTTGCTATTCCATTCTGTAGATCGTTCAGGAAATACAACTAAAATGTCATTCACATATAGACACTCATCCTTAAGTTGTAATGGTCCTCTTAATCGTGCAGAAGCAGAAATACCATTGAATTGATAAACAGGTATTTTTACTGAGTTAAGTTGATCTTTATTTTCTTGCTTAATGGGTACTTGCTGCTGACATGCAGCAAGTAGCCCTAACGAAGCAACCGCTAATAATATTTTATTGATATACAAGTTGAGCTCCTATATCAGCCAAGTAATCTACGCTGGTATAAATGACTGTATTTGTGATTGTTTCGCCAGTATCTTTCCATGAGCATGCTGACTGAATACCAAATGCTACATTTAAAGCAAACCATGGGCCGCCACTGTCACCACGCACACAACGCAAAGTACCTAAGCCAGATGTATGATTAGTGCCAGCTCCACTTTGGGTATTGGTAACAACTACATAAGTGTTTCCACCTGGATGATGATTCGCACCAGTAATTGATATTACTTCACCACAGCTTTGCATCAATGCTGGATTTGTTGGTGAAGTTTGTCCAAGGTGACAAACATAAGATCCTTTAACTGTTCCACTTTTTACTGCAGTACTTGTTCGATTTCGTTTACCTGTTAATGCTCGAGCTGGTGATGTAGCATCCGCATAAAATTCTGGTACAGCTTGTTGAGTAGTAGTCGTTCCAGCTTTCATGAAAGCTAGATCCATTCCAGTATCGTCACGATACATACCTGCTACAGGTGAAATAGCGTATTGAGTTCCATCTTTATCTTTATAATTTAAAGGAACATTAGGATCTATACAGTGGCCTGCAGTTATAACGCCAAGCTCACCAGTAGAAACTCTTTTTGCAGTAAAGCCTGTCATACAATAATTACTACCTGAATTCGTTACTAACCATGAACCCCCACGTGTTTTAGTAGGGCGAATACCAGTAGGAATTTCTGATAAATCTACTTTGACGTTGAGTAGTCTTTCGAGAGCTTGTTTATCAACTTGTTTTAGAGATTTCACATAGACTAAGGCATTTCCTGTCTGCTCATTATCTAAAATCATTTCAACTGTAGGGTACGCCTTTTTAACAGCAGCAAATGATTTATTAAGATGATTTACTCGTTGTTGCTTAGTATTTGAAGCTCCTTGTATAAGGGTAATAGGGGCACTTACACCGCGCTCAATAGCTCTATATGCTGATTCCACTTCAGTTTCAGTTAAATTTGCCAGCTTTCTAACTTGAATACGTTCTTGAACATTTTTATTTTTTAAAAGTTTAACTGATGTATCTGGTTTTCTTTCTAATTTAAAAGCTTGCTGAGAATTATTATTTCCAACAACTTTTACTTTTAATCCGAAGTCAGGTCCATTATCAAAATATAGACCAGAAATAACATTTTTATATTTATCACTTAAACCTGCTACTTGATTATCTGTACCATGCATAATAAGTAATCTTCGCATAGCTTCGTCTAATGTAACTCCATAAGATGCTGCATAGTGTTTTGCATCAAATGCTAATGTCTCAGCGACATTCATTACAGGTTTTTGTTGATTTGAATTACTATCTGCTGCAAATACACCAGTCGAAGTAAATGCAATAAATAAGGTGGTTGAAAGGGTTTTTAATTTAAATTTCTTGTATTTAGATGACATTTTTTATCTCACAATGGAATCAATTATGAGTCTAAAACCTAACATATAGTTTTTTTATAAAATATTAAAGCGTGTAACTAAATATTTTACCAATTGATAAAATATAAGAATTGATATGTTAAATAGTTAATATAAATATAAAAATAAAATCATTATAAAATTGTAAATAAATTAATTTATAAGTGGTTTTTACATTGAATAACTTTAATAAAAACATTGTTTTTAAATTTGTGATTTTATTTAAACTTGGAATTTTTGGTGGAATATATTTTTATAAAAATAATAAAGGGGCAGAAGCCCCATATTAATTCTTCCGTCTAGACTGCCGTTGCTGTCTTTGAATATTCAAGTTTTCAAGGATAGGAATAACTTCATTCGGATCGTAAAGATGCTTGCCATCAGTCCCTTTATTGAATGGACGAAGCTCATCAATAATTAATTTACGAGACAGACTATAGCGATCCATTAACCATGCTGCAGTAACGCGGTTCGGTATTTCCTCTGCTTTCATTTCAATGACTTTCCCAACATTGGGAATGATTTCATGAATGAAAATCTGAGGTGGTTTTTCTGCTTCAACAACGACTATATATTTTCCCATACCTTTACCTATCTAATTACCCCTAAATACTGCAATGTTCTCAAGAGTGACCGCAGAGGGTCAGCAATACAGTCACTCATGTAGAACATCGCAGCTCTAAAATTGTTTTTACTTTCTCCAAGTTGCTTCTTTAAATTTCGCCTCATCAACCAAGCTGTCGATTTGAGACGGGTTCACATTGTCGTAGTAATGGTTCATCAAGTTGCCGAATACAATTAGGGTTCGAGCTGAGGATGAGTAACGGAAGCTCATGTAAATTCCTCCATGGCTTCAAAAGCCTGTTTACGGGCAGAAGCTTGATTCTTGAGTAAAGAGATATGAGCATCCTTAATCAGCTCATTGCTCTGCATGACACGTTGCTTAGCGTGGAGGGCAGAGGTCGCTTCAATGCGACCCCTTAGAGTGCCGATGCCATGTAATTTAGCAACATACCTAAAGGTATAGGTACTTAAGCGCTCCATCCCTCCATGTCCTTTTTTGCCTTGCATGCCTTCACAATCTGGTTTTCAAAGCTGGTGCCTTTGAAGCGTTTATAGATTGTGGCCAGATCTGCTTCGTTTTGTGTGTGATGAATTGCATGTAGTGCTTGCTGGAATTCAGCCGTAAGTTGTTGTGCTGCATTCGGCTGTTGCAGTTGGTTTTGTGGTGTTTGCTGCTGTTGAGGTTGAGCTGCCCCTTGCTGAGTCTTTTCTTCTTCAGGTAAGTCTTCGCCAGCATAGATGTATAAACCTAAACCGTGTACGGCAATGCCTTTGACTAGACAACGCATCATTGCCTTGTTGATATCAAAAGCATTCGGTTTAACAATCGCTTTGTTCCGATGGTCCATCACAGGCAGGAACATGTACATGGTTTTACCAAACACGGTAACATCACAATGAACCATCATAGATCCATCCGGAAAAGTCATGGGATCACGGAAAGCCCAGTTTGCTTGTGGATCTATGCGCATTAGTTTGTCCACGGCCCATGCCCAAGACAGATATGACATGTTGTTTTTCTTTTCGATATGTCCAGATACACTAATCGCTGCTAACTGTTCAAAGTGGTTAGAACTTTCATTATTTAAAACGGTTGGATTAATTGCTGCATTCATTTTTCTTATCCTTATTTTGAACCAGTAAAGCCGCGCTTCTTATAAGCTTTGCGGTCATATGAAGGGATGTTGTTAAGTTGCAGTGCAGTTGCTAATGCTTTTTTGCGCTGGAAGCTAATCTCATTCATTAAGGATGCATAAACCTTAGGGCGCTTTGCCTTAAACTCTTCAACGTTTAAAGGAGTCTTCACTTCACCTTTTACTGTGTACAGAACACTGCCGTTTGCATTCGCTGCGTAAACAGTCCAGCCGATACGTACAGAGTAAAGACCAGTTAAGCGGTCATGGCCCATATAAGCTTTAAAACCTTCTGGGTGTGGTTTGAATTGAGCATTCATGATTAGGCTCCCATCATCCACGTTGCTGCGGCTACAGCAATCACCCAAAGGATGAATGAAAGGGCAATAAACTTAATAAAGTCGATTGCATTGGCTTTGATGGTGGCGAAACGAGAAGGTCGCTGTTCTTCAACAGTTGGGTGTTGATATAAGCGTGATGTGGTTTGACTAGGAATAGGGTTTTGTTTCATACTTACCTCGCGTTATGCAAAGCCCCGTCGCCGTCCAAAGTTTCGGGGCTTTTTGTTGTCCATGAGGTAAAGGTAAGTTAACTTACTTAAATAGTCAATAGCAAAGATAATTAAACTTACTTTATTGAGGGGAATATGGTAAAAATATTGACTATTGCCTAGATACAAAAATATAGGGGGTTAACTTGAATCACCAAGAAGTTATAATAAAGCGATTACTAATGGCTAGTATTATTTTTAATATTATTACTTTGATTTGTATTGTTATTTTGAGTATTAGTATTATTCATATTTACTGAAAAATATATAGTGAGAACAATTGAGATAATTGAAGCGATAGCAGCAATACAAGAGACAATAAAAGTGGGTGTCACTGTCCAATGTGGTTTGCTAGATTTTTCAATTTGTCTAATTAGTAATTCATTACTAATTGATTGCATTAGGGGTAAAGGAATTATACCTTTATATTTTTCTCCATTTAGTAAGGCGAATAAATCTTCATCAGTTAAAGCCTTAATTTCTTTAGAGGTAAGTTTTAATGGATTAAGATTTAATGTTTTTAAGGGAGGTTCTTTGGATATAGCTTCCGCTATAATTTTATTTAAGTTATCCATTTTTAACCTATAGTTATTTCTAATCGTGGATTAGGAATAGTACTTGTTATTATAATTCTAACTCGACTTGCTTTCCAAGAATATTTACGGGCTTTATCGAATTACAATAAATCATAACTTCTGACCCTTTCATTTTAAAATAAGCACTATAATTTAAATCATAGTCATCTTGTCTATAGCCCTTATAAATATTCTTAATCTCCTCGCAATTATCATAAGACACGATCCATTTTGTTTGTATTTTATCTAGAGCTTCTCTGATCTGTACATGATTCTCATGCATATAGAAATTGCGATAGAGGCCTTGACCCTTAACATAGTATGGGGGATCAAGATATATTAGAGAATTATTTGGCAGGAGATTGTCAACTTTATGAAGTAATTCTAAAGCATCGTACTGGTATACTTTAATCCGGTTGCTATGATTACCTATTTTTTCGATACGTTTCGATAAATTTTCTTTATGGAAACGAACATCTAATTTGTAGTTACCATTTTGATTTTTTCCACCAATTACACCTCCTTTTAAGATGCCTGATCGATTTGTACGATTCAAAAAGAATGTAGCAAAACCATGTTCAAGTTGACTAAAATCTAGGGGATTAGAAAGAATATGTTTCTGTCTATGCCATTCCTCAATAGTTACAGGGGTATCATTAATGAGCTTGAGAAATGATTCTGTATCATTAATAATTGACTTCCAAAAATTAAAAACAGCAATATCATAATCATTTATATGGATATTTTTACAGTATCCACTAAAAAGTAAATCTAAAGCTACACCAGCTCCTCCCGCATATGGTTCGAGATAATCTGCAGTAAGGCCATTTGTTTCCATCAGTTTTTTTACGAATGGAGCAAATTTTCCTTTACCGCCAGGATAGCGCAATGGGGTATGATAGATACTCATAGCATATTAAAACATATAAATTATTCGGAAGGCCACTTTCGATTAGAAATAAAAGAAATTGCCATGCTGAGTTTGCTCATAAAATGGTCGACTTGCTCTGAATTGTCCTTTGTCCATCTATCTATCAATTTAATATCTTCAAATAATGTTTTGTGCTTCTTAAACCATGCTTTCATTAGTTCTCTATACTTAACATTCGTAAGGTTTTTTTCAAAGTCTAAGTTCAAGACGCTATTGTTAAAATAGTCATAATCTGTATTACCATTATTTATTTCATAAATCTCATCCCAAAATTCAGTATCATAGTTTGTTAGTTTATCTAATAAATAATCATATATTATACGTTCAGGAGTTCTTAGCTTTTGAGGGGTATTTTCGTCAAAAGAAGAAGATCCCGGCAAACTAATAATATTTGGATTTTCATCTAATATATTGCGATTTGATTTTTCAGTATTTATATCATTATCTGCAATAATTATAACTTCTTTAAAAAAATCATCAGCTTTAGATAAGCTTAATAGAATTGAACAACTTAATTTTAACGACACTGGTTTCAAATCAACAGAGTAAGCAAGCACTGTATTTGTTATGTTTTTTGCAATAAGTAATTGCTGATAAAACCAAACTGCCTCATCATCTTCAAAATAAATTTTGATTTCTTTGTTATTTGGCTTTACTTTAGTGTTTAGTGATAATTGATTGTTTTTAATATCAAAATAAGAGGGGTTTTTTAAAACTCTCGGACGATAAGTATCATGTAGATATACAACTTTATCTAAAATTTTATTATTAGATATTAACTGCTCTTTAGGGATAGTTAATATCTTTTTAAAGATAGTTAAAGAATGTGTGGTAAAAATAATTTGTAGATTTAATCTTCTAGCTTCTTGTTTTAATAGCTCAATTAGGCTTTCTTGAGCAATATGATGTAGACCAGTATCTATTTCATCAATTAATAATATTCCACCTTCATAAAGCTCTTTATATTCCCGTTTTAGGCTATAGAAAGAAACTAAAGCTGTAAAAATTGAACTTAAGGAATCTTGTCCTAAAGAAATGGCAAAAGGATTATGTTGAAGACTTGGTATTTTAAATTTCTTGTGTGAATATTTTACATCTAAGTCAATAATACTATTATCATCTTTATTTAAATCGTAATTAATTACCCTTTTGAATAAAGAAGAAAAGTATTCCTTATCCTCATCATGCATATTTCTAATACGCTTAGTTTTAATGCTTTCTTTTATTTCACCAATTGGAGTCATGCGACTCATACCAAGATAAATAGTTGGTATAGGCATTTTGGCATCATCGCCTATATGTAGATATTCGCCAAGAGAACGATTAACGCTTCGAGGGACAACTTTATATCTAACAGTTTTTTGTGTTACTTTCGATTTATTTTCTGCTGGTAACGGAGATGAAATACTATCTTCCTCACCTTCTTCAGAACCCTCAATTGTAGTACTTTTTATAGGGTCACTATGGGCTGAAACATTACACTTTTTAATAAATTCGTTATAATTATTTGAATTTAATTCAATTTCTTTTTTTAACTCATAAATAAACTCAAAATGTCCCTTTTTCTGTAAATCACTTTGATAGTCATTTTCATCAAGATGGAATAGCTCTTGAAAATTTGCTTGAAAAGGTAAATCAAAATAGCTTTTCTTCTTAATATAACTTTTTGTTTTTGCATTGGCTGCAGAACGTCCACTGACTCCACTACAATTAGCAATCAAACCCAAAAGAGTTGATTTACCTATTCCATTTAATCCACCAATAACGGTTAATCTATCACCAATTTCTATTTCAATAGATTTTAATTTTCGAAAACCATTAGCATCAAAAGTAACTTTTTTTAATTTCACTCTAAGCTCACATAATTTTAAACATCCCTATACAACCCAACGACTTTCCCAACCAATTTACATCCTTCTCGGAGCGGTATGATCTTTTCATGCCATTTAGGGTTTAAGGGTTCTAAGTACATACCGTTGCTTTCTACAATCAATTTCTTGAAAGTTGCTTCCGTTTCCCCGTCGCATGCAACGATAACCAAATCACCTGTTTTTAAATCACTTATTTGAAAGTCAGGATTTACATATATTTTGTCACTTGGTCTAAAGTCTGGAGACATTGACTCTCCAACTACAATTAAACCGTAACCGTTTTTTCCACATTTAGGGTTTGGTGGTAACCATTCCTTAAATTCAGTACCTATTGGAACTGAATCTGCATTAGTCCAAGTACCTGCTTGCACCCAAGAAATAACTGGCACTAAACGACCTGCTATGGGAAATGGAGCAGAAACATTCTTATCTAGAGAATCACCTCCTTTACCATTTAAAAGGTAATCAGAAGTAACCCCTAAAATTTGGGCTAATGTCATCAAACTATCGTATTTAGGAAGGTTCTCATCTTTTTCCCAATAAATTACTGATGTTTTAGAAACCCCAATTGCATCAGCAACTTGTTGTTGAGTTAGCTTTTTAGACTTTCTCAGATTCTTTAAACGAGTACCTAAAGTTTCCATAGTTTTTTGCCAGTTCCGTTCGTAAGAAATCTTACCATTTGATAGGGTAAGTTTTATGTGTTTAAATAAAGGTAAGTAAAGTTACTTTTGTCGGTGGAATACATGACCAAAACTGAAGCATTGGCCTTGTTGGAGTGCGGTGTTACTGAATTAGCCTACAAATTAAGTATTAGTACTCAAGCAATTAGCCAGTGGCCTGAAGAAAAAATTCCTTTAGCGCGCGAATATCAAATTCGAGATTTAGCCGAAGGCAAAGAGCCCTTAAAACGTAAAGTTGCTACTGGCTAAGGACATCAATATGAGTCTCGAAAAAGAAGACCTTCGATTGAAGATGCTTCCAGACATGATGGAACGTTTGAGATTGATCGCGGATGTCCGTGGTAATGAGTATGCACATCAAGCTGTTGTCCTCTTAGAAAAAGCCCTTATGGGTGAATATCATGAAGTTAGCTTAATGCTTGAAAGAGCAGATAAAAATAGGCAGAAGAGGGAGCGTTTGGGCATACGCGGGAAAGTTGGATTAAACCCAGAATCACAAATTTTAGAAATAAAAAAAGCCTGATCTCGGAAATCAGGCTTCTAGGCATTCAATTGAGGTGAATCAAATGAACACAAACAATTTATCAGAACAGCCAATCGAACTCAACTCACAAGAATTTGTAGTGGGCGACATGGTGGTGATTCGTAACCACATTATAGGCCCACTTGGTAGCGATAGTATTTTCTGCATCATTGAAATAAAAAGTGACTTTCTTGGTGATCATGTCTCTATGACTGACACCAATGGAAAAGTCTGGACATCAGGTACGAAGTATATACGTCATGCCACTGTTGCAGAAAACCAATTAAAACGCCGATTAACTGCAGAAGAATTAGCGCGGGCGGAGGTGTCTTAAATGAAATGGGGACATGATCAACTAGCTCACGACTTAGCAGAATATCTAATGCAGAACTCAGACCGAATTATATGGACTGATATGCAATTAGGTTCTGCTGGCTCACCAAGACCTGATGTATATACGATTCCTAAATCCTATGCCAATTTCAAACCAATTGCTTATGAATGCAAGGTATCTGTTGCAGACTTCCGATCAGACATCACAAAGGGCAAATGGCAAAGCTATTTAAAGTTTGCCAGCGGTGTAATTTTTGCTGTACCTAAAGGTTTGGTTTCAAAAGATGATATCCCTAAAGGTTGCGGATTAATTGTCCGTAGTGAAAAGGGATGGCGGATGGTAAAGGGTCCAACCTTACTACCCGTGAAAAATGATCTATCGGCTGATTTCTGGATCAAGTTAGTTATTGATGGTGTTGATCGTTCTTTGGGTCGACATAGAAAAATGACAATGAATTTATATACGGTACACAATCAAATCGAAAAGAAATATGGCAAGGAACTAGCGTATTTATTATCTGATTTTGATACTGCCAAAAGTCGGCTTGAAACCAAGACTAAATATTTACAAGAAAAAATTAATCAACTAGATGTCTTTAAAGCTGCTGAACACTACAAACGTGAATTAGATGAACTTGAGATCGTAAAGAAAGAATTATGCGACCTGCTTGGGCTTCATCATAACGTTGCAATCTGGACAATTAAAAGACGACTAAGTGAAAAAATGCAATTGTTAGACGTTGATCAAACAGTTAGCAAAATGAAAGGTGTCGTTGAGAGTTCAATAAATCATATGGAGAGGCAAGTTCGAGAACTAAAGTCCTTACTGGAACCGGTATTTGATACCAAGGGGGATTTATGAGTCTAGATGCCACCAAATGGGCTTGGGAAGTCCAGTTCAGTGATCGCAAGGGCGGCAGTCTAAAGCCGCTTAAACGACTTGTCTTATTGTCATTAGCCGATCGTGCTGGTGAAGAACATACGTGCTATCCGAGCGTTAAACGCTTAGAAGATGACACCAATCTTGACCGTAAAACGGTAATGAAGATTATTGCTGAACTAATTGAAGATGGTCTTATCGCCGATACGGGTGAACGTACGGGTAAAACCAAACAAGTAAAAATCTATAAATTAATTGGTGTGTTGGGACGCGAAAATAAAAGAGTCCCAACAACGGGATACTTACCGCAGGAAAGTACCAATTTAAAGGGTACCAATGTTGGAACAGTACCAACAACGGAACAGTACCATTGTTCCGAGGAAAGAGTACCAACAATCCCATTAAACAGTACCAACGTTGGGACACGGAATCTACCAAAGAATCTATCGGATGAATCTAAAAATAAAAAACATGGTTGAGTTTGAAAAAACTTGGTGAAGAAATTCTTTTGGCAACTGATCAGGAAACTTACGAGCAGATTAAAAACGCGACTTGGTTCGATCGTGAGTTACGAGCATTTGAACTCTACAACGCTGAGAAGAATCTTTGTGATGAACTCATGAACTACCACTTTGCAGATTGGTTAATCAACGCATGTAGCAAATACCAAGCACGTGAACAGGCAGGTTTCCGAAATTCAGGGTCACAGGTTCGATGCTCGCCGGGCGCACCGCACCAGTTGAGCGACAAACAGGTTCACACTTTCGCTCAAAAACTTTCACAACATCCTGAGTTCGCAAGTCAGTTTGCAGCTGCAGGGGAAAGCTACGATCAACTTGCAGCTCGTATCGCCGTAAAACTTAGCGATCCGGTTCAGGCCAAACAATGGGAGCCGTATCTCAAGCAAGTCGGGTTCAAAGGCTCATTGCAGGGGGTGGCATGACAGACCTCTACGATGTCAACGTAGCGCTCTTACATAGTGAGTTCTACACTTTTGAAAGGAGTTTGCATGTCTAGCATGAGTTTAGCTGAATACCGTGAATTATTTCCAGTGAAGACAAAGAGACACCGTTCAGCAAAGCAAGGTACTAGACAGCCAAGTGAAGGCGAGACGGTACTGGCAACACACTTAAGAGCATGCAAGATCAGTTTTGAGCAGGAATACAAATTCCATCCAAAACGCAAATGGAGAGCAGATTTTCTGATTACCGGTACGAAAATTTTGGTTGAGGTAGAAGGCGGTATCTGGATGGCAGGTGGGGGACGTCACACAAGGGGTAAGGGTTACATCGGGGATATGGAGAAATATAACTCCGCGGCAATGATGGGTTTTACAGTTTTACGGTTCAGTACAGAGCAAGTGAAGTCAGGTTTAGCAGTTCAGCAGATAGAGAAAATGATTGGGGGAATGAATGACACTAATGATCGATAAGAAGCATGTTATGCACTCAGTGGACTGGTCTCGGTTCGATCTGGAAGGCTGGTTATATCAGTTCGGTGCATGGTTAGATCAAAAGAGTTTTACCGGCATCCCTTCAGGTGCATATAGCAATCCAATTGCCTCAGCGATGGTGCAAGTTGAAAAGCAGCGCCGTTTAAAACGATTAGGTAAGAAGAAACAAAGAGAAATTATCGCCAATTATTTTGTGAGTGAAGCAGATCCATTCCGTAAAACTAAATCTAAAACCCAGTGCCAGATTGATGACAATGAAGCACGCGCAGTACAACGTTTAATATTGGACTTAATGGGGCAGAGTGAAGTGATGGATGAATGGATGGATGCGATTATTGATCGTTACTTTCGTGGGCAGTCATGGCCTGAGATGGTGAGAGAAGACCGTTCACAGTCAGATGCACGTAGCGATGTTAAGTGTGGGTTAGCGGTGTTGCATTGCCGGTATGGGTTTATTGGGTATTAGGTTATATATAAAAATATAATATGAATTTAATTAAAGGTTCTCATCATTTATAAAACCTTTTATCATTCCTTCCTATTAATTAAAAACATGAGGTATCTAAAATTGGTGGATATAAATTTATTAATAACTATTGGGCTTATAATTATTACTATTGGTCAATTGGTTTTGCCTAGAATAAAACAAAAAGAAAAAAGCTCAATGACTCAGGATCTTGTAGATTCAAAAATGTTAAAAAATTGGCTTATGGAACTCTCAGCTCTAGATGGGAAATGCTGCTATAAAAATAAAGTTACAGAATTTAGGGCGAAATTGCTTAATTGCTTGAATCTTTTGAATAAAAATGAAAGTGGTTTACTTGAGCTCTTCGACCATAAGCTCTGGATTAATGATAAAAACATTTATGAATTAAATTCAGAAGTTTTAAAGGATCTACAGGAATATGTAACTATATTGCTTGCATATCAACGAAAAGAATCACTGGAAATAAAAAAGTTAAGGTTTGGTTGTAATATTAATTATGAAAAACTTAAAAAAATAAGAAATAAAAAATATGAAAATAATAATATTAAGAGCCTCAATTCTTCTAGGAAAAAACAAAAAAATGTAATGAACCTTAACTTGGATTTAGCAAATAATTTCCGTTTGGATCTAGCAGATGAAATGTGCAAACAACTTACTTTCCTTTTGCTTGTTTCTGTAATGTTTTCAATTTTTAATAAGATTGCAGTCAATACTTATGATCAAATTTTAAAGTTCGCTCTTATAGGGAATATTTTCTGTGTGAGTATTCTACTAATAATTTTCTTTAACTATTCTTTAATTTCTCATCGAATGCGAAAATTAGATTGGGCTTTGGTCTCATTAATGATTTTACTATTTTTAACTCTAAACTTTTCATTGAAAACCTGGACTCAATTTGATGTCTATGCAGTTTTCTTTTTAGGTACACTATTAGCTTTTTATGCTGTAATGGCCTTAAGCTCAGCTGAAATTTTCTATACAAGATATAAAGATCTTATCAATAAGAAACAAATTATAGTTTTCGCAGTATTTATTTTAATAATTCAGATCATCTTTTTTTCTTATTTATTTGGAGTAACAGCTTCAGCGACTAATATTTATTTTCTAAATATAGGTTCTCTAGGGGCAACTACTAATTTTTCTTAGTGATTGATAAGATAAAACTAGTAATTATATAAAACTGAATAAGATGTTTTTAGCTGTTGATCTCTTGTTGTTAATGATATGGATTGATAAATGTATAAGAGAAACTTTTAAATTTATTATTTTTTGATTGATCTGGTATAGATATTTATAGACTTTCAGAAAAAAAATATAGTGTAATTTGTCAGTCACTTAATTCCTTTGATTATATTGAGTTTTTATTGGTCACTGAACGTTCCCACACTTTTAAATGATCCTGTTCGGGCGAGCACGAACAGAGTTCATACAGGAACGGATTCATTCCGAATAAGAATTAAATTTAATATAAGGAAAAATTATGTTTTTTTATATAAAGAAAATATATAGTGACTTGAAAAATCATTTTGAAAGTTTACATTGGGCAGTTAGAGTTTCAGTAAAAACATTACTGAGTCATTTTGTGGTTCAACCACTTGTTATGCACCTTTGGGAAATAATTCAGAACTTTTTCTAAAAAAAGGCCCAGCTTTTAGCTGGGTCTTTTTTATAATTTTAAAATATTTTAAGCATAATTGTGTTTTTGTAGCTTTCAGAATCATCATTGGATCAAAAAAATACATTTGATAGTTAGGGAAACCATATCTAGAGATCTGCCTATTGATGTGAAGAGTGGGATGGCAGTGTTGCACTGTAGATATGGGTTTATTGGATACTTCATTAGTAAGGTTTAGATGGATACTTAAAAGCTAGACCATCCTGGAACTTAGTAATGGTCTAGTTTGTAATTTTATTTGATTTGAATGAAATTACTTGGTTCTATCACTTTGATATAGTAATTATTTTTGGTTGGAATCTGCTCATGGTTTACATTCTTAATTTGAGAAGAAGGTATCGCAATCAAACATTTTGTACTTCCACAAAAAAGTACTTTCGCTAGAATAGGAGAGTCAATATTAAAGTTCTTAATTTTCAGCCAAGATTCTAGAACATCATCCTTTATTATTATTTCTCTAAATTCACTACTATTAAAAGATTTAATAGCTTGTTCTTCAGCATTGTTATACATCTTGAGGTTATAAAAAGCAAAAGTTAAAAATATTAAATAAAAAACAATTAAATAGCAGTAGTGTAGCATCAACTCATTATTGGCTAAATCAATGTTTTTATGATCTTTTTCAAAATTCCATTTTGAAATTTTCTTTGCTTTTTCATTTGATTCTAAAAGAGCAGGTCTGAATAGAAATAATAAGAAGCGTATTAGAACAGAAATAAAAATTAGACCAAGAATGAAGAAGGGTATACTAGCCAATTCAATAAAAGTTAAAAAATATCGGAAAAACTTCTTTTTGATAAGGAAGTAATATAATTTTTTAAATAATGGATTTATTAATTTAATATAAGTGTAGTTAAGTAATCTTAGAATTAAACCTATAGTCATATTAAAAATAAAGAAAACAAAAAAAGTTCCTATGAGAGTTGCTAATTTAAAAAAACTTTTGTAAACGTTTTTTTTATAAATAGTATTAAAGAAAGAAATAATTACAAAAGCAACGCCACAGAGAAAAATTCCTAGCATTCCATTTATCCAGCCATACATAAGATAGTCTTGAAAATTAAATCCCAAGACTGAATGACTAAAGCCATAATAATATATGAGACCTTCTAAATAAAAATAACCACCTACATAAAGAAAAATTGTAGTCATGGTTGTAAGTATGGCAATATCAAGACTGAAGTTAACTTTCATAATTAATAAGATGCAATTAAGTGTGTATAAAAATATTGTATTTATTTATTCAAGAATCTATCTAAGCGTGGATGTCCGTCAACATTAATCATAAATTTTCCTCGGACTGTCTTAGCTTCAAAGACTGAAATATCTAAGTTGTTATTTATATTAAATTGATTAACGGAATTTTTAACATCATTTCTGTATTCTATAGGCATATTTGACCCTAATACCACAGATGAGAGAAATTCTGCTGGGAAAGGCACTAACATATTGCCATGAATATTCATAGCTCGAAATTCCTTCTCATATTCCCAATCATCAGATTTAGTTAAAATCATTTTTTTTATTAACAATGATTGTAATTTAAAATCATCATCAAGTGTGTGCATATTTAGGTCAGAAAATTTTACCTCTACCGTTGGAAAGTTTCTTGAATAGATAACAGGTAAAGGCTGGGGAAATATGAGGTCACCATGGTCTTTTTTGGGATACTTGAATTCCAATAAAAAACCTTTATGATTATCAGCATAATGTGACCACATTAGCATATTTAAGGGATTGCTATTAAAACAAGTTACTGAAAACTTAGATCGAAATTCATATTTGATATCATTTGAAGAAAATGAGTTAACTATATCTTTTATGATTGTATTTTTGACTTCATTCCATTGATTATCAGAAATTTTAGAGCCACAAAAATTTTCAAAAGTCTTTCTTCCAAAGCTTGTAAAGTCAATTTTAAACTCAAAATCACAATCATATGGATCATTAAAATCCATAGGTTTTGTATACTTCAAAACTTTATTATTGAATATGCCTAAAATATTCTTATCTCCAGCATACCTCACATGTTTGTATAGGTAATAAAAATCTTCATCTTGAGTTAATTCAAAAAACTTATTTTCAATTTCTGGTGTGTAAAATATGGAATAATTGTCAAGCATAATTTGAAAAAAATTAAGAAATTTAGTTAAATACTATTGTTTAAATTTTAAAAAGTAAAGAATTCTTAAAGTAAAATAATAGCTTGCTCTTTCATGTAGTGAGTGATAACTTCAAAAATATTAGAGTCTTTAACCACTCTATACTGTATTTTTAAAGCTTATTAATAGAATAAGTTTTATATTTAATGGTTTTGTATGTCTTCTACCTACTTGTACTATTTACTCTGCATAATTGCAGACACAGTTTATCTTTTATGGTTTGCATATTGTATGTTTAGTTCAAGATTGATAAGAAATATAGTTCTATTCACTATTATTTATTTCGCTGTAACTATAATTATAATTTGGGGATATTTTTACTTAGGAGAGATCTATCCATCACAGCTCGGAATTAGTAACACAAATTCTGTAAAGTGGTCACGCTATGATTTAATTTCTATTTTTTCTGGTGTAGGTGTATTTATGTCACCTATAGCGGTTTTAATTGGATTCAATGCGTGGAAAAAGCAACAATTTGAAGCATCTAAAATTAAAGCAATTGAGGAGATGAAAAGAGTTCTATCAAAACAAAAACAACTTACTGATAGGTATCGTCTCGAAGGAAATGCAAGTTTAATTAAAGATAGAAAGTGGAAAGAATTTGACGTAAATGAAAAAAACTGGTCTGACGAGTTTGAAGGTTACAGATGGGAAATAGTAGACATTTTAGAAAGAAACAGTTTTTATTTTGGTCGGGATGAAGGTGTTATAGAAAGATTGTATGAGCTAAATAATACTACATTAGAAATTATTAATAATTTAGAAGGTGCAAGTTTTCAGTTAAAAAGTTGTTGGGTAGGTTCCGGAAGAATATCGCCATACGCAGGTGAAGACTATGAAGAGAAAGATCAATTTGAGCTTCTTTTAAAACGGATATATCTAATAGAACCTAATCATTTGCTCGTAAAACATCATCCTCGACTTGACCAAAAGTTGAAAGATAGTTGTAAAAGTTATGAAAATAACAGTATAGAAAAGCCTTTTAATGATTTTTATAAATATTTAAATCAATTATTAAAAACCTTATATGAAAATTAATTTTTAGGGCTTTTCTTTAGTTTTTTCCGATCCTCTTCAGCATTCACAACATGCATTTTCTTATGGCAATTCGGGCAAAGGGCTACTGTATTTTCGACAGTATCTGGTCCGCCGTGAGCTAACCATTCAATGTGGTGAGTTTCCAAGTAGGGTTCACCATTTTGATCTTTAAATGGGGCAGGCTGTTCACATAGCTGACAAATACCATTAGCTAAACGTTTTGCAAGCTGGGCAATAGCATCTGAACGAATAAAGTATTTTGTTTTGGTATTACGGTAGCTGACTTGCGTTTGTGCTGTAGCGTGAGCATCTGCCATCAATTGCTCAATCGATTTCTTCTTATACTTACGCTGCTTTTTCTGACGAGTGTGCTCTATAGTCTCTACGCTAATTGCCGTATTTGAATCAGACAATTTAACCGGGAAAATCCAGACTAATCGATCTTGTTTATTGGCATCAGGTTGAATCTTTTGATAGGGATCTCCTACGAGAGTAACAGGACCTTGATAGATATATTCCTTATCGACAAACACTTCAAAAAGATGGACAGAAACACCATTACTATTACTTTCAGCTAGTGTTCTATTTTGACTTTTTAATTCCTGATCACCGACCTGGCCCATACCAGTGTAATGCAGTTCATCACCGATCCATCGATCTTCATAGACGGACTCTACATGGTTTGAGACAATGATAAGGGTGTTGGTCTTATGAGATCTACGCATTCCGCCCTGAGGTGAGCAAAGGAAATAATCACGTAATCCGTTGTTATCTAAAATAGTACCTGGTTTTAATTGTCTAAAATCTTTCAACATGCTGCAGTCTTATTATCAAGTAAGTATTTTACGATGGGGATATCAGCAGCAGCCCAGTCGAGCTGTTCTAATTCATCGATTGTGCACCATTGTACATCCTGGTGCTCACTTAAAGCCAATTCTTCAATAGTCTTAGTCACGCACATAAAAGTGGCCAGCTCGATATTAAAGTTGGGGTAGGCGTGCTCTACAGTTAATAGATACTCAGTTATTTCAATATCAAGATTGAGCTCTTCTTTAATTTCTCGAATGAGCGCTTGCTCGAGTGTTTCTTCAGCCTCGACTTTGCCGCCCGGGAATTCATACTTATTCGATAAATAGGGGTACTTATGTTCACCTTTCAGGGCACATAAAATTTTATCCTGGTGTTGGATGACTGCGGCAACGACTTCTAGAGATTTCATAAGCACTTAAAATAGTTATCTAACTATTCTTCATCAAGAAATTAATGGCTATATTTTAGCTCTAATGGCGTCAATTTATAGTTGAGTCGATATTTAATTCTTAATGCCTTCGCTACCTTAATGGCATCTAAGACTTCCGTATCTGATCCAGGTTCTTTTACTCCTACGATTTGAGCTTCAACCATAGGTTGATAGGTATCATTTCTTACCCCAGAAGCAATTTGATAGTTTGAGGTCACAAGAGTACCTTGATTCATTTTGGGAATCTTAAAGTAGCGAAAATCATTTTGCATGACTAACTCAGCACCGCGTAGAACAACAAAATCTCTTGCTTGTTCTGGTGAGCTACCACGATCACCTTTATAGCTGACATAGAAGGAGTCCTTACTCGCTTGTCCTTCTCTGAAATGTGACATGAATGCACCAGGATTATAAGCGGGAGGAATTAAAACAGCACAACCTGATAAGGATAATAAAAGGACGGATAGGAAGATTTTATTCATCTATAGAATTCTCTTTATTTGAGTTGATGAAGATTGTTATTTTTATCTTCATGAATATTTCCTGATGAGTATATCTAAAGATAATAAATACGTGTATCTATGTTTTCGAATCTATAAGAAAACTTGACCCTGTACAGGGTAAATGCTATTTTTGCGTTATAGTGGTCGAAGTGTAAATAAAGATCACGTAAGATATTTAAAAGCTCATCGAAAGATGGGCTTTTTTTATGGATTCTATAAGCTTAAGTGTTTGTTTAGAAGTAAAGGAAAAACCAAAAGAATAAGATACGCAGCAATAGATTTTTTATTAAAGTTATATAAAATTTATGTATTCCAATATTTTGTAATGAGCATAAGAATTTTATGATTAGAATATTACTAATTTTTTTAGGTTTATTGATTATTAGCCCAGCGTACAGTGCTGATGATTTTTTCGAAAAAAAACCTTCTATCTTAATTGCTAAAGATGAAGGGATTCAAAATAATAACAGTCGTGAGAAAGTTAATTTTTTTGAGTTATCAAATCAACAAAAAATAGATCGTACAAATCAAATTTTTAGAAGGGCAGAGCGAAGTAATGACATTCAATTACAAACGGCGAATATGACTGATTATGATAAATCACAATATTACAGAGAAAATAGGTATGCTAATAATAGGGGTTATTCACCATATATTGAATCTACACCTAATAGAAAAGTAATTTCAGAAGAAGAATATCAACAGGAACTTGAGCAAAAAAGAAAAGAGAGAAAAGTCGATCGAACCCTTTTGTACCTATTAGACAAGTAATCTCAATTGAAATTTATTGGCACCTAAAAACTAGCTTTTTACTTACAATAAGTGTCAGAAAACGCTTGAGTTCTGATTATTGTTAATGGTTTAAATACCAAATAAGATATAAATACTAAGCGTACCTAGCTTAGGATTTCAGGTTTTAGTGAGATTCACTAGTCCACTCTTATATAAGAGTGGTTTTTTTATGGATTTCATCATTGAATTTGTAGTTGCATATATATGAATATCCATATATGATTCATTTCAAATACTGCGCTGAAAGTTTTTGTTTTTGTGACCCGCTTCTATTTGGAAGCGGGTTTTTTAATTATGGATTTAATGGATAGTTGCGGGTTTATGAGAATAGCCAGCGATTGTAGTCATTCAAGTTGTATGTTTTTTGCAACTTTTAGTTGAGAGCTTTGATATTACAGATTTTTTAATTTTCCGAAAATAATGATAATTTCATCACAAATTATTAAAATAGCGCGGTCCTAAATACGTGTTAGCCTATGTTAAAGATCTTAGCTATAGCCATCGTTGGTTCTTCAGTTGTTTACTTTGCTTATCATGCTTTGTCTCAACCTGAAAAGAAGTCGAAAACCTCAATACTTATTAGCCAAGCTGAACAGTCAATAGCGAATGCTAATACTACAGTCAAAAATGCTGATAGCTCATTTCGTAAGATTCAAACGCAGTAATAGGAAAGAGATTATAAAAGTAATTCAAAAAACTTTTGCCGGACGGATTGCGGCACAACAAGCCCTGCTAAATATCTAATTTTGGCAGGGCATTTTTTTAAGAAGTAGGCTAATTAATTCTCATTTTTTGAGTATTTAGGCTGAATTTGATCCAAGCTATCCTCGGGGTTCTTTTCGCGTGTATGTGATACTTGAGTATTTTCAATATGGATAATTCGGTTATGCTCAACATCTTTTAAATGCTCCGGTGCCAATTCCGGATATGATTTGTAAAAATGCATTTTTATATTAAGAGCATGATCAAGTAGAAAAGCGGATTCAATACTATAGTATTGGTCATTATCAAAAAATTCATAAGTTGACTCTAATAATTCTTTTATTGAGTCATCGAGATTTTTAAGTTTTTCATTTATTAAACTTAAATCATTTGCTGATGGTTTTTTTTTCATTTCTTATCACGCATTAAAAGGGTTAGATATGGATGTTGATGACTACACTTATTTAACTAATAAAAAGCTTTATAAGAAAAAAGCACGCAATAAAGCTTTACCTAAGGCTACTGAAAAGTATTTAAAAGCTGAAGAAGAATTTACTGAAGCTTTAGATAAGCTGGAAATTAAATACGAAAAGAAATTTCAGTTTAAATCTACAAAGCATTGGCGTTTTGATTTTCATTTAATTGAACATCACATATTAGTTGAAATTGCTGGTGGTCCTTGGTCGGGTGGTCGAAAGGGTAAGCTAAAAAACAAAGCTTGGAGTCTTGATCGTTACGATGTGGCTGAAGAGATGGGTTACACAGTAATTCGCATAGAGGCAGCACCAAGATTTAAGATTAATGAATCTGGTCCATTACAGATCCAAGCTCATTTCGCTAGCCAATGGCTTAAAAATTTAAAGAGGCAAATATTTAATGGATCAGATCAGACCATTTCCACCCACTGATTTTATTGATCAAGCAGATGAAGAGGAAGCAATTAGATTAACACCGGCACCGGATCTAAAAAACTGGGTTGTTGCTAATTTTCTTACGCTTGGTGGACCTTTACATAATCCCGATCATGATCACATAGCTGAGCTGCTCCACGATAATGAAGAATTTTTAGCATTTGCTTGGGCCTCTTCTGCATATAAAAGCAAGCAGGCGATGGTGCTGGGGCAATGTGAAAAAGTCATGTTCAATGTTGGTGGCTGGCGCAAAGCTAGACAAGAGCAACAGATGCGAGACTGGTTCGGCTTTGTGCCAACTTATTTAATCACTGTTGATGCTACCTTTTGTGATAAAGCAAATGATCGTGAGTTTTGTGCTTTGCTTGAGCATGAACTCTACCATATAGGCGTAGAGCGTGATGAAAACGGCGAGATGATCTTTAGTAGTTCAACAGGTTTACCTAAGCATTATTTAGCTGGGCACGATGTTGAAGAGTTTGTTGGTGTAACTAAACGGTGGGGGGCTAGTCAAAGCGTTAAACGTATTGTTGAAGCTGCAAAGAATCCGCCGTTTGTTTCGAATCTTGATATTTCAAAATGCTGCGGAAACTGCGTAATCAACTGAGCCGAATGGCTCTTTTTTTTGCCTATTTTGTTTTACGTAGTTTTACGAAGGGGCAATTATGGCAACACTTAAAGAGCCTATAAAAATCTTTATAGTTCAGTCTCTTGCTTGCTTTAATACCCCTCAGCAGGTTGCAGATGCTGTAAAACAAGAATTTGGAGTCGAAATTCTAAGGCAACAAGTGGCGGCATATGATCCAACAAAGCCAGCAGGGAAAAATTTAAGTAAGAAACTTACTACTTTGTTTAATAAGACTAGAGCAGATTTTCAAAAGAATGTTTATGACATCCCTTTAGCTAATAAAGCTTACCGACTTAAAGAGCTTCAGAAGATTTATGAAGACTGGAAGAACAACAGACTTATGAAGCAAGGGGTTATTAAACAGGTTCGGGAAGAAATGCAGGGTTATGACCTGATGTTATTAAATCTTGAGTTAAAGCAACTTGAGATTGAAAAGTTAAGAGAGGGTGAAGGTGATGAAGATCCAACACCAGTCAAGGTAACTATTCAAGTTGTGGATGCGAGTAAAAAAGATGCCGAACATCAATCCGACACTGAATGTACCTCAGGCTAATTTTTTGCAGATGGAAAAGAAGTTCCGCGCATTTGTCGCTGGCTTTGGATCGGGAAAGACTTGGGTTGGATGCTCCAGTTTATGCAACAAAGCTTGGGAATTCCCAAAAGTACCTTTGGGTTATTTTGCTCCAACTTACCCGCAGATTCGCGACATTTTCTTTCCAACTATTGAAGAGGTTGCTTTCGATTGGGGGCTTAAAACTAAGGTTTATGAAACCAATAAAGAGGTGGATATCTATTATGGTCGGCAATATCGAACTACAATCATTTGCCGGTCTATGGAGAAACCAGCAACAATTGTAGGTTTTAAAATTGGCCACGCCTTGATTGATGAGCTTGATGTTATGGCCAAGGTCAAAGCTCAACAGGCTTGGCGTAAGATCATCGCTCGTATGCGTTATAAGCAAGCTGGTTTGCTCAACGGTATTGATGTGGCCACTACACCTGAAGGTTTTAAGTTTACAAACGAGCAATTTGTTAAAGAGGCAAATAAATCAGAGGCTAAGCGTAAGCTCTATGGAATGATTCAAGCTTCAACTTATGACAATGAAGCTAATCTTCCAGATGACTACATATCATCACTTTATGAGTCTTATCCGCCGCAATTAATTTCAGCTTATCTAAGAGGGCAGTTTGTCAATTTAACCAGCGGTGCTGTTTACCCGGACTTTGATCGTGTTCTAAACCACACAGATGAAGAAATTAAGAAAGGTGAACCTTTACTCATAGGAATGGACTTTAACGTACTTAAGATGGCTGCTGTGGTTTATGTCATTCGAGAAGGGAAGCCAAGAGCTTTAGATGAACTGGTTGGCGTTAGAGATACACCGACGATGTGTCAATTGATTAATGAGCGCTTTCCAGATCACGATATTACCGTGATTCCAGATGCTTCAGGTCAGGCAACATCTTCAAAGAACTTCAGTGAATCAGATCATGCAATCTTAAAGAAAAATGGATTCAAAGTTGAAGTGAATGGTGTGAATCCCGGAATTAAAGATCGTATTACTGCTGTTAATGCACAAATCCTAAATGCCGAGGGTGAACGACACTTAAAAGTGAACACAAACAAGTGTCCTAACTATACGGCTACTTTAGAACAGCAAGTCTATGATGATTTTGGAATGCCAGATAAAAGCGCTGGTTTGGACCACGTTGGGGATGCTGGTGGATATCCAATAGCCAAGAGATTCCCAGTCATCATTCAGAAAATATTTAAACGGCGCGCAATCGCTGGTTTTTCTCGTTAATCAATGCACCTTTACAGGTGCTTTTTTATTGGTGTTTTTATGGCAGTTACTGATAAACATCCGCAGTATATTGCTGCACAAAAAAGCTGGTTGATTATGCGCGACGCCGTAGCAGGTGAAGAGCAAATTAAACAGGCACAAACTAAATACCTAGCTAAATCGGCCGGAATGATTGAGGCTGAAAAGCAAGGAGATACGACTGGAGAGATTTATAAAGCCTATCTAAGTCGCGCTCAGTATCCATTATGGGTTCAGGATTCATTACGTACGATGATTGGTTTAGTTTCAAAGCTGGAACCTAACATCATAATTGAAAATTCTCTGTTAAAGGGTTTGATAGAGAATGCAACCAATGATGGTTTTGGGCTTAAACAACTCTTTATCCGTATTTGCCTAGAATTACTTGAATATGGTCGCTGTGGTTTGCTTGTCGATGTTGATGGGGCTGGTGTGCCATATTTCGCTCTATATGATGCGCTATCAATCATTAACTGGAAGGAAAACAGTATTGGTGGCCGTAAGGATCTAAAGCTGTTAGTGCTCGAGGAACAATTCGAGAATAGTGAAGATGAGTTTGGACATGATACTAAGACGGTCCATCGTGTTTTATCTATGGTTGATGGTGCGCTAACTGTACGGTTATTTGATGGCTCTGTTGAAGAAGATAAAACGCCAGATCTCGGCGGAAATCAGCTATCTTTCACGCCGTTTGTTTTCTGTGGTACGACTGATAATTCTCCACAAGTTGGTACGGTACCATTGCTCACCATGGCAAAAGCAGCACTTAAGTATTACCAGCTCAGCGCAGACTATTTTCAGTCACTTCATCACACAGCACATCCACAACCTTGGATTAATGGTTTAGACGGGGATGAAGATGATGATATTAGTGTTACAGGTGTTATGGCTGTCTGGAGCCTTCCTGGTGAATCTCAGTGTGGTTATCTCGAAATTTCAGGGAGTGGCATTGAACTCACTAAAAAGGAAATGGATGCACAAAAGAATTCGGCATTAGAAGCTGGAGCTAAAGTAGTTGATACCAATACACAGGAATCAGGTGAAGCGCGCCGTGCACGGCAGGACGATCAGCAAGCAAGTCTTCACAGTATCGTGATGTGTGCGGCTGCAGCTATTGAACAAGCTATCAAATATGCGGCTCAGTGGTTAAAGCTGGATTCAACAAAATATTCATTTACGGTTGAACCTGAGTTTATCGTTCAGCAATACGATATCAATCTGGCCAAACAACTTTATGAAGGTGCTATTGCCGGAAAGAACTCTTTCCAAACATATTGGGAGTATATTGCGACCGGTAAATTGCCTGCTCATGATTTTCAGGAAGAGTTGAAGCGTGTTGAAAGTGAGCGAGATAGTATGCCGCTTTAGGAGTAATAAATGGCCTCAGAAGATAAATCACTGCTCGAGGTATTAACTCAACATCAAGCATATTTGTTCCGGGCATCGTCTCAATCAGTTAATGAATTACTAACAATCTTTAATGATGAGTCAACTTTAATGCTGGCAAAGCTTCGGGATTTGTTGGATGAGTTAAATGATTCTGAGAAAGCAGCTCTTGCAGCGGGTCTTTACACAACGGCCAACCTCAAGGAGATACGAGATTTAATATCCGGCTGGCATACAAGTTTAACTTCTTCATTGCCTGAAGCATTTGCAGTCTCTGGTGCTGCAATGGCTGTATATGAAGCTAATTACACTGCTAAGTTATATGGCGGCAAGATTAAGAAACCTAACGGTGAAAAACTGTTTACTGCTGCTAAGAAGATCCCTTTAGTTGGTGGTGCTCTTGTAGATGATCTTCTAAGCAAGATTGCTGAAAGCGCACGTCAAAAGGTCGAATATGCTATCCGTGACGGGATAAGCTCAGGCAAAACTAATCAGGAAATAGTCCAGCGGATTCGTGGTACAAAGCGCCTTAATTTTGAAGATGGGTTATTAACCAGTTCTAAAGCTGATATTGACCGTACTGTGAGAACAGTTCGCAGTCATGTTGCCAATCAAGCATATTTAGACACTTTCAATAAAATCGGTTTTGAGTATGTACGTTTTGTCAGTGTCTTGGATGGTAGAACTACAAAATTATGTGCTTCTTTAGACGGAACTGTTTGGGAGGTGAATGACCCAGCAAAACGGGTACCGCCGTTACATCCAAATTGCCGCAGTATTCTGGTGCCCGTAGAGAAAGACGGGAAATTAGTTGGTGAACGGCCATTTGTAATGGACGAACGTCGAGTTAAAGACATTCCAAAAGATGAGCGAAGCCAATTAATAGGGCAGCTAGATGCCAACACCACTTTTAAAGAGTTCTTCAAAAAGACTGATGATTTCTTTCAAAGAGAATGGTTAGGGTCGAAACGTTACAAGCTCTATAAGGAAGGGGAATTTGATTTTGATAAGTTCTTCGATCCAGAAGGGTGTCTTTATACACTCGACCAACTTCGCATGTTGGACGAACAAATGTTCAAGAGGTTGGGAATATGAATTTTAGTTTAAGTGGTGAAGGGAATATTCAGCTATCTACTCGATCAAAATACAGATTGCGTAGATGGCTTAGGAAGCTTGAAAAGAGGTCCAAGTTATGAAGCAAATAACTATGACTCAAGCACAATACATCCTAAGTACAAATCTTATTGTTGTGCCATTTGTAAGGAGATTGATTCCAAGATATATGGCTATTTTAGGATATAACTTTAAACAGCCCAAAGCACAGATTCCGCATTAAACCTAATTCAAACCATAGCACCATCGGGTGCTTTTTTTGTGAGAAGAAAATGATCAAAGAAGTAACAGAGCAAGAGCTAGCTGAAAAGTCTGTGGCACCCCGAGTAACTAAAGCGCAAATTGATGCATTAATGAAGCGAGTGACATACACGGTCGAGCAGCGACCAGGTGGAACGACATCTACTTTTGTTCATGCATTTCTAGATGGAAAATTTTTTCTAGCTACGGGTTTTAGTGCATGTGTGAATGCAGAAAACTTTGATGCTGAAATTGGTGAGCGTATGTCTCGTAGTAATGCAGAAAAGTCAGCCGAAAATAAACTTTGGGAGCTAGAAGGCTACCGTTTGTTTGCAACAAATATCTAAGTTTTCAATCGAAATTTAGCGTCCTTAGGGGCGCTTTTTTAATGCCTTGAGATAAGGCTTTACCCCAATCAAACGAGAGGTTTGAACATGTCATTGCCATTTATTGTTGATTCACTTGATGCAATCAAAGAAGAACACCGTGCTTTATATGTCGAGGAAAACGGGAAGTTTCGCCTTGATTTAGAAGGCTATGAAGATCCAAAAGGTTTGAAATCTGCACTTCAAAGCGAGCGTGAGGCTGCAAGAACTGCAAATCAACAACTTCAGGAACTTCAAAAACAATTTGAGGGTATTGATCCTGAAATTGTTAAGAAAGTCTTTGCTCAACTTGACCAAGATGAAGAGGCTAAATTAATTGCAGACGGCAAAGTTAATGAAGTGATTCAGAAGCGTACTGAGAAGATGCGCGAAGAACATGAAAAATTACTGAAAGCCGAAAAAGAACGTGCTGATAAAGCCGAAGCATATGCTCAAAAGTTTAAGCAATCAGTGATTCAAAGCCAAATTGTTCAAGCTGCAATTGAACTTGAAGCATTGCCGGAAGCTACTGCCGATATTGCCTTTTTAGCTCAGTCAAAATTTGCATTAGATGAAAACGGTAAAGCTGTGGCGGTTGATGAAAACGGGGAAGTGGTCATCGGCAAAGATGGCCAAACAGCATTATCGCCAAAAGAGTGGGTTGAGTCTCTACGTGAGCAAAAACCGTATTTCTGGCCAAAACCAAATGGTATGGGTGCACCAGGTAGCAACAACTCAAAAGGTCAGCCAGACATTCTCAAAGCAGATGGCTCGGTAAATATGACCAAATTGGCGCAATTACGAAATGAAAATCCGCAACTAGCTAAAGAGCTAGCGGCAAAACACGGTATTAAACTTTGAGGAGTAAAGCCTAATGGCTGAGACAAAAATTGCTGATGTAATCGTACCTGAGTTATTTACTCCGTACGTATTAAATAAAACTGCCGAAAAGTCTGCATTATGGCAGTCTGGCATTGTTGGGGATTTGGATGTAGATGTGGCTTTCGGAACAGAGGGTGGTACTACTGTAAATATCCCATTCTGGAATGATTTAAGTGGGGAGTCAGAAGTACTTTCAGATTCAACCCCTTTATCTGTAAATAACATCACATCAGGCAAAGATATTGCGATTCTTCATGCACGTGGTAAGGCGTGGGGCGCTAATGATTTGGCTAAAGCATTATCTGGTGACGATCCACTTGGTGCGGTTGGTGATCTGGTCGCAGATTACTGGTCGCGTGAGTTTCAAGGTTTTACCGTAAATACCCTTAAAGGTGTGTTCGGTGCAGCCAGCATGGCAGGTAATACTCACGATATTTCTGCTGGAACTGGAGCTGCCGCTGTAATTGATGGCGTATCTTTTGTTGATGCTTCTTATAAGTTGGGTGATGCCGTAGATAAATTAACGGCTATTGCAATGCATTCGGCAACCATGGCTGCATTAGCTAAACAAGGTTTGATCGAAACCGTACGTGATGCTGATGGTGTAGTGCTCTATAAAACCTTTATGGATCGCCGTGTGATTGTCGATGACGGTATGCCAGTGGAAGGGGATGTCTTTACTTCATTCCTGTTTGGTCAAGGTGCAATTGGTTTCCAAGATATTGGGGCACCGGTTGGTGTAGAAACAGACCGTGATAGCCTTGCTGGTACTGACATTCTTATTAACCGCCGTCACTTTGTATTGCACCCTCGTGGCATTAAGTGGGCAGGCGATACAGGTATAGCTCCTAATAACGCTGGTCTAGCAACACCTTCAAACTGGGAACGTGTTTACGATCCTAAACAGATCCGTATTGTGGCATTCAAGCACAAGATCAAATAACAAAAAGGCGGGTAACACCGCCTTATCTTTTTGGAGATCCACATATGGGACTTTCATCATTTAACCGTGCACGGGAAAGACAACAAATGACAGAAACAAAAATTGCTGAACTTGAAGAACAACTGGCAACTGTTAAGGGCGAATTTATTGCTTTTCAAAATGATCCTGAAGCAATGAAAGCACGTATTGCTGAACTTGAATCAGGTAATAATGGTCAAAAACAAGAAGATGGCCAAAAGTCCGGTGATACACAACCACAACCAATTAACTATGCAGGTCTAAAAGTTGATGAGTTGCGTGCTGTCTTGACTGAAAAAGGCATTGCATTTGAAGCAGGCGCTAAAAAAGAAGAACTTTTAGCATTAATTCCAAAGGAATAACAAATGAGCTTTATCACTGAACAAGAAGCGATAGAACATGTTGAAGGCTTTGATGCTTTATCTGCCAGTGATAAGGCTCAATACCTTCAGATGTCAGAAGCTTATCTATTAGCACGTAATGTTAAGCCTTACGAAGATGCCACTCTGGTTCCTGAGCCTCTAAAAACAGCCTCTTATCAAATCATCAAGGGCATTATGAAAGGTGATCTATATCAAGGGCAGGAACAGGCACTAAAACGTAAGAAAGTCAAAGCTGATACGGTTGAAACTGAAAAGGAATATCAGGACGGATCAGTAAAGCTTAGTGCGATTGAGCAATTCATTCTTGATTTGATTAAGCCTTACAGCAAACGAAAAGCTGTATTTTTTGTTAGGAAAATCTAATGGGCTTACGTGACGAAATTCAGGCAGAAATTGCTGAAGCATTTAATGAAGATTTAGCAGACGCCGTTCATACCTTTACATGTGAGCGGATTTCAAAAACGAATTGGGATCCTAAAACTGAAACGTATGTTGAAGTTAAAGAAAACTATTCCGGCCGTGGTGTTCTGTTTGGCTCTTACAGTCAATATGAGATCCAAACACTTGGAGTATTGGCAACGGATAAGAAGGCGACCGTGCTTCAAAATGAAGTAACTATGACACCAAAAATTGATGATGAGTGGATTACAGCCATAGGCTCATTTCGAGTTATCCATATTCAACAAGATCCAGCCAGTACAATCTGGAAATGTCAGCTTCGAAAAGTGTAGGGGCTAAAATGGTTAATACTGATTATGTTCCAGAGTGGTATATCTCACCGTTCCAGCATGTGCAGTATACGCTTGCTAGAAATCAGCTTCACATGGATTTGTTATTTGAAGATATGGATAAAGCTGATCAATTTTTGGATATGGGAGCGGATGCACAGGTTAGTACTTTTTCTGAAGGTGCATATGCAATCGTCCAAATTGGTGATACGGCGGATAAAGACCAAATTCAAGTTTATGGATTGCTTTTACATGAAGCTGTTCATGTCTGGCAAATAGTAAAACGGAGAATGGGTGAGCGAGAGCCTAGTGTGGAATTTGAAGCTTATTCAATTCAGTCTATCGCTCAGGACCTATTTGAAATGTACGAAGAAAGTGAGGTAAAGCATGGGATGGAAGGGGAAAAAACCGACTAGCTTTAGTCTGGATGTGGCTAAATCAGTGCAAGATCAAGTGAAAAAAATCACCATGGATACTGTGCAATCTTTGGTTAATTTAAGTCCTGTTGATACTGGTGCATACCGTGCTTCACATATTGTTTCGATTGGATCTGGTGACTATGGCATACGTGAACCTGAAACAAACGCCGTGCAAGATGCCGCTATTCAAGCTGTAAAGATTAAATTGGGCAATTTGGTCTACATACAGAACAACCAGCCTTATGCTGAGCGCTTAGAAAACGGTTGGTCTGATCAAGCGCCACAAGGTATTTATGGCCTCACGTTTAACTTTATTTCTCAAAAGTACGGTGGCTAAAATGGCAATGACTTTAGAGCAAACAAGGCAAGCTATCATTGAGCACATGCAAGCTTTTACTGGTATTGCTCAGGAACGAATCCAGTATCCAAATGCACCAGGCTTTAATGTGCCAACAAAAGGAGTATGGTGCCGTTTGACTATTGCAGGCGGCCCGAGTTTTATTTCAGGAGTAGCCGATAATCCTTGTACACGCCGAACCGGTAATATCATGATTCAATGCTTTGATCGACTTCATGTGGGAGAAAAAGCTTTAACGGTTCTTGGCGATGCTTTGCTTGCCCATTTTGAATATTACTCAATCGATCATCTAGAATGTTTAAATGGACAGTCAATTTTTGTAGGGCAAGATCCTGATTTCATTCAGTATAATGTGAGCATTCAGTATAAGGTGTATTGAAGAAGGGTCTTATTAACAAAAAATAACCAATTATTGTATCTGTAATTATAGTTGTTTTGACAGTCTTTGAATAATATTGATTTTTATAGATTTTTGAATTTGAAAAATTGTAGGATTCAATATGATGTATATACACTTGATTTTTTTTCTAATTTTAACTGGTTTTTTTGTTTTCTTTATTTTTCAGTTTAAAGAAACTTCAAAAAATGAAAAACAGGCCATTTCAAATTCAGCTGTGAATCAAGCATCACTGAAAGAGGAAAAAAGAGGTTACGGTTGGTCTAGTGCTGCCATTGTATTTATGACTTTGTTTTTATTCGTCTTTTTTACAAGCTTTAATATGACAGCAATGGCAGTATTTCTAGCCGGCAGTATGATTTGTAGTCAACAGTCTTATGAGCGTTTTCAACGTGCAAAATATTTATCAAGATTAGAACATCTTAATTACACATCTTTTTAGTATTTATTCTAGTTATCTAACTGTCTGAGGGCGGTTTTTTAAGTTTTATTCACTACCACCTTATGGGTGGTTTTTTTATGTCTATAGGAATCACTTATGAGCAATTTTTGTTTTAAGCGTGGTGACACATTCAACTTAAATCTACAGCTAGTGGACATGGATGAAACCTTACAATATCCACCAGATGATGTACGTCGTGCAATTGATCTGACGGGTTACACCTTTACATCTCAAGTCAAAACTTTGGAAGGCACTGCTGTGGGTACATTAACTTGTACAGCATTAAGTCAGAGTACACAGAAGGGTTGGCTGAACATTAAATCTAGTACAAGCACTGCAACTTGGCCTTTAGGGCTATGTCAAATGGACATTAAAGCAGTCATTGGTGGCAATACACAGCACACTGAAACTCTGACTTTTCAGGTAATTGATGGGGTGACTGCATAATGGCAAATCTAGTCTTTAAATATTCTTGGGATCATCGGCCTTTCCCATATAACTCAGCTCAAGGTAAGCGTCAGTTTATGCTACCTTTTGCTTCAGGTATTCCAAACTTAACGCCAAATTTCTCTCAAATTCAAAATATTCCAACAAGTAATCCAGCATCTCGAACTGTTGGGGCAAATGCCGGCAATATTATGGAAGTTGGAGCATTCGGCCTTGGTGGTGTTATGGCCGCTGGTTCTAGTGCCTATGCATTAACAGAGACCGATGCAACAGATTACCCAGCAGCTAATGGTTTTGCTTGGTCTAATAATACAGCTTCAGCGTCGATCCCTGCATATTGTTGTGGATTGACCATGACCCGAGGTGCTGGAGTGCATGCTCAGGTTTTGGCTGCACCAAGTAGTCATGAAATTTACTATCGGGTAAGACACTCGAATGTTAATTCAGGTGCATATTCACTTTATAAAATGTGGACTCAGAAAAACACGACTGTAGATGGCAATGGATTCATTAAATCAGCTTCACCAATTGTTAAGTTATTTAATAATCATATTGAGTTGAATACAGAAGCGGAAAAGCAGCCAATTAAGTTTGAGTTGTTAGGAGTCGGCGATTACCTCATTAAGGGCTCACTGGGTTTTGCTCAAGAAGGTTGGTATATCGAAGTCCCTAAAGATGCCAATGGGAACACGGTAGTAGCAGTTGAATATTCAACCTTAGAAAATGGTGATCTTTCTATTAAAACTTATAAACGTAAGTTTGATGTGGAAAAGGCAGCCATTGTAGCTGATCTCGAAAGTCCGCTCGATATTCCAGAAGGCCGCTGGATTGATATCCGTCTGCATGAAGAACCTGAACCAGAGCCTGAAGAGCCGTTGAGTGAAACGCCAGTGGATTTCCAGCCGACTAACTTATCTCAGGCAGTTGCTGCAGCCATGAATGGTATGGAACCGCCGGAAGTATCAGATACCGATGCAACACCTTAAAAAACCGCAAATTTAGCGGTTTTTTTACGCCCATTTTTTATAACTGCCCGCAGATGAAGCGGGTTTTTTATACCTAAATTTTGGAGAACTATAAATGAGTTCAGGCGCAAAAATTCGATTATATGCATGTGAAGAAGCAGTTTTAGGAATAACCCCGGCAAATCCAGTTTGGTTCACAGTTCGCCGTGTAACCGATGGCCTATCTGAAAATGTCTCTACTGAAGAAAGCAGTGAAGTGGTAGATTCACGCTACCGTCAAGGGGGTGTGGTCACAGAAGCTGAAGTAGCTGGTCAGTTAGAGTTTGAATTGTCACTTGGTACCTTTGATTTGTTCTTAAGTGCTTTAGCTTTCAATAACTGGGCAGCAAACAGCTTAACCATTGGTGGTACCGTACGTAAGTCATTAACGCTGGTTAAAGTTTTTGAAGATATTGGGCAGGTGTTTATCTACCGTGGTGTGCAGGTAAATACCGGTGAAATCACCATTCAAACAACTGGGAAAATCACAGGTAACTTTGGACTTGTTGGTAGCTCATTTACCCGTCAGCAAGTCAATCCTGTCACTAATCCTATAGCGGCTTCAACCCGTCCATTGGTCAGTATGCCAAACGTGGAAAACTTACTTGTGAATGGTCAATCAATTCAAGGTAAAGCGTGCATGCAATCGCTTACGCTTTCAATTAATAACAACCTTGAAGCAATCCGTTGTATCGGCTCAGGCAAATACACACCAGAGTTCTACATTGAAAAGATGATGGATATCGAAGCAAATGCTTCATTCATGTTCTCTTCTACTGCAGCAGGATGGATCGATGCCATTAAAACCCGAGATGTGTTTACTCTGACCTTTGATATTAAAGACAGCAAAGGCAGTAAATACTCGTTTAATTTCCCTCAATTAGAAGTGATGGAAGCCAATCACCCGGATGGTGGTGGTGATGACATCATTACTGTAGACATCAACTTTGCTCAAGTTCGTACAGCTCCAACGATTGTACGTGCTCTTGTGTAATCAGCTTAATCAGTAACAAAGCCTATGGAATCCCATGGGCTTTTTTATTTCAAAAATTTCAGAGGTTGCTATGGCTTTAAAAGTCGGAATTATTAAAAGCTCGGATGTTGCCCAATGGTGCACATTTGAAACTGAAGGT